AGAATTAATGTTATTGACTACTATGAAAACAGCGGTGTTGGGCTGGATCACTACGCTGAAGTATTACGTCAGAAAGATTACCACTACGGCGATCACCTTGCTCCGCACGACATTGAAGTAAGAGAGCTTGGTTCTGGCAAGTCTAGGCTAGAGACTGCGTTCAGTCTTGGCATACGCTTTCGTGTTATTCCGAAGATGAAGATAGCAGACGGTATCAACGCTGCACGCATGATGCTGCCCAAATGTTTCTTTGACAGGGAGAAAACATACGATGGCTTGGAGATGTTACGACAGTACAGGCAAGAGTGGGATGAACGCAAAAAAGTTTTCAGAGATCATCCAAGACATGATTACACGAGTCACTCTGCGGATGCGTTTAGGTATCTGGCTGTTGGGTTGGAGAATAGACAAGCTGTGCTTCGCCCTCCGCAGAAAATGGCGATGAACGAATACAACCCATTCACGCTATGATGGACGAAAGAGAACATATACTTGAGTTGGTAGAGAGTAGCGAGTACCACCAGTGGTGGGGGGAGGAAGAGTTTGAGAACTTTGTAGAGCAACCGATGCGCCTAGATCAGTATGTGCTGATGGATGAGGGCTTTGCAACTTGGGGATTTCCAAACGAGTGGCAAGTGCAAGATTACCTGCTAGAAAATAAGTTTCCTGTGGATGGGTTTGATGGCGGGGGAGATACAGTTTGGATAGTAGACTTTATTTGTTTGCAAGGAAAGAGTAGCATAGCGCGTATAATGCGACACATACGAGATCATCTGGTGCAAAGCGGTCATGACAAAGCGTTATGGTTGCGCACTGAGACAGGCAAGATAGGCTGGTACAAACTGAAGGAGATCCATAATGGGTAGTGGAGGATCAGGCACAAGCGGTGGTGCTACGAACATAGGCGGCACACAACCTATAAGGTCTACTGGCGCACCAAGGCGCACACAAGGGCAACGCTTTCGAGATGATGCCGCACAGGCAATGGTAAGAGAACAGCAGCAACGTGGCAGAAATCCAGTTGGGGGAATGAACTTAACTGCGGAAGAAAGACGTATGCGTGCGCCGCAACGCGGTCTTGCACCAGGAGATGTTTTGGCAACGATTGGTTCAAGTGGCTTTGGGCAAGTGGCATCGGCAAGACTAGCTGGCAGAACAGATATATCAAAAGAGCAACTTGGGGATTTGGCAACACGCACAAACATTGGACAGTTACCAGCAGGCAGGGTGTCAGTGCCAGGTGTTGGTAGCGCAGCACTCAATGTTTTAAATGTTATAGGTCAAAGATCAGCAAAAACAATTCTTGATAAAATCATAGAAGGTGGTGAGCCAATTACTGACTCAAGTGGTAGAGTTGTTGGTGCGAAGGGAGAGTCAGGAACCTTCAGCGTTGCGCCGCCTGCTGCGCCTTCTGTTTCGCCAACAGGCAGAGATGAGCCACAAAGGTCAGACATCACACCAGAAATAACACCAGAGGTAACGCCAGAAAGAGATGACGCGCCTCTTGCCACAAGGGGCAGAACAGCTTTCACAAGAGATAGGCGCAGAACACGCGCTGCAAGGTTTGGTCAAGCTGGTTTTGGTGAAGAAGGTATTTTGCTACGCGGTGCATCTAGTTCATACGGAGGATAGATATGTCATTTTTAACACCAAGAATACCCGCGCCACCACCACCACCAGAGCCACCAGCTATGCCAGATCAAACAGATATGGCGCGTGCATCTGCAAGAGCAGAGGAGGCTATGGGCGCAAGAGTGCGCAGACGTAAGGGCAGGGGTTCAACTATTGTTGCTGGCGCACTTGGTGACACAGCTACAGGACAAACACCAACCTTGTTAGGATAAAATCATGGATGCCATCAAAGAAATAGTCTCACGCTATGACTATATGGAAATGCGCAGAGGCAACTGGGATACACACTACCAGGAACTTGCCGATTACATGCTGCCAAGAAAGGCAGACATTGTGCGCAAACGCAGCCGTGGCGAAAAGCGCATGGAGCTTATCTTTGATGGCACTGCACTGCAAGCTGTAGACCTTTTGTCTGCATCCCTTCATGGCATGCTTACGAGTGGTGCAACGCCTTGGTTTCACCTTGCGATGAAAGACCCAGACATTGGGCGCAACGATGATGTACAGCGGTGGCTAGAGGATAGTAGCAAGCGCATGATACGCGCTTTCAATCAATCAAACTTTGAGACTGAGGTGCATGAGTTATATGTAGACCTGGTTGTGTTTGGCACAGGCTGCATGTTTGTCGAGATGGATGGCAGTGAGCTACGATTTAGCACACGCCACATATCAGAGTTTTACATTGCAGAGAACCAGTTTGGTCTGGTTGATACTGTTTTCCGTAAGTACAAGATACCAGCGCGGCAAGCAGTGCAAAGGTTTGGCTTGGAGAATGTTGGCGAGTTTATTGCCAAGAAGTTTCAAAAGAATCCTGATGAAGATGTCACTATGTTGCACGCTGTGCTACCGCGCACAGAAAGAGATCCGCAAAAGGTAGACAATCTCAACATGCCATTTGCTTCTGTTTACATCTGTATGCAGACAAAGATGCCTGTAAGCATTAGTGGCTTTGAGGAGTTTCCGTATATCGTGCCACGTTTCTTGAAAGCCACAGGTGAGGTGATGGGAAGATCACCAGCCATGATTGCGCTGCCTGATGTAAAGATGCTGAACCTAATGTCAAAGACAATCATACAGGCTGCACAGAAGATGATTGATCCACCTCTGTTAGTACCAGATGATGGGTTCATGCTGCCTGTACGCACACAACCTGGTGGTTTGAACTTCTTTAGAAGTGGCACAAGGGATACCATTACGCCACTCAATACAGGTGCAAACATACCTATTGGGTTGTCGATGGAAGAGCAAAGACGCGCCGCAGTGCGTTCTGCGTTTTATGTTGACCAGATATTGTCAGCAGCAACACCAAACATGACAGCAACAGAAGTTGTGCAAAGGCAAGAGGAGCGTATGCGTGTCATTGGTCCTGTGCTTGGCAGACTGATGAATGAAATGTTGCGTCCTTTAATCGACAGAACATTTGCTTTGATGCTACGCGAAGAGATGCTTGCGATACCACCAGAGTCATTGCAGGGCAGAGATATTGATATTGAGTATGTATCGCCTCTTGCACGCGCACAAAAGTCAAGCAGCCTCAACAGCACCATGAAGGCTTTGGAGATATTGTTGCCGCTTTCACAGAGCTTGCCTGTTGGAGACCACCTCAACCCAGATGGCTTGGTCAATCATGTTGTTGATACACTTGGCGTGCCAAAAGAAGTGCTGTTCCCGCAGGCACAGATTGAGCAAACAAGACAGCAACGTGCAGCTATGGAAGCAGAACAGATGCAACGTCAGCAAGATGCAGAGGATGTATCTAATGTAGCGCAAGCAGCACAGGCTGTACGGATGGTAAATAAATGAACAAAGAGATGATGAAGTTGCGCCAGATGTACTCTGATACATTTAGCACAGAGACTGGCAAGAAACTTTTACACGATCTTGAGATGCGTTGTAATTACAATGCCTCAAGTTTTGTGGCTGGAGATACAAACGCCACATCCTACGAAGAGGGCAAACGTGCTGTTGTCCTTTACATTCACAACATGATGAAAGAGGAATAAATGTCAGAACAAGTAGCTGAACAGGTAGCCCAGCCTGAGTTGCCAACGCTGGAAACACCAGCAGAGGTAGCACAAGGCGGGTCTGGTAACGACTTCTTGAGTTTGGTTCCAGAAGAACTGAGGGATCACCCAAGCCTATCGCCAATCAAAGATGTGCCAAACCTGGCGCGTTCATACATAAACGCACAGCGTTTGATCGGCACTGATAAACTGCCACTGCCAGCAAACCCCACAGATGAGGACTTGGACAATATCTTTGGACGTTTGGGTAGGCCAGAGCAGCCAGACGGATATGCCATACAAGCTGATGGCAACATTCTTACAGAAGATGACACAACAAGATTTAAGGAAGCTGCACACGCTCTGCGTCTTACTCCAGACCAAGCAACTGGTATTTTAAATTACTATTTGTCGGAAGCATCAAACTCTGCTGAAGGTATGCAGGTTGCCATGAAGGAACAGGCAGAGCAGACAGAGGCATCGCTACGTCAAGAGTGGGGTCAAGCATATGATACCAAGTTACAGGCTGCACAGTCAGCTATCAAAGAGTTTGATGGTGATGGCGTGCTTGGGATGGACCTAGCTGACGGCACAAAGGTGGGCAATCATCCTGCGTTTGTCAAAGTGTTTGCTGCTATTGCCGATTTCAAAAAGACAGTGACAAGTGAGGACTCTATTGCAGAGCCAGCTATGGCAAATGTAATGACAAGGCAACAAGCACAAGCAGAAGTTGATGCAATCATGCGTTCACCAGAATACACAGACAGAAAGAATGTTGTGGCGCGTGAGCGTGCCATTGCGCGTGTATCAGAACTGATGAGCATAATACATGACTGAACAAGAGGAAATAGATTTGCGGTTAGAGTGTTTGCGTATTGCCATTGAGTTTGGTACACAACGTGATATGATGGAACCTGACCAACTTGCAGAAAAGTATTACAAGTGGGTCGTGCAGGGTAGCGGTGAGGACCGTCCTGCTGACAATTCGGAAAGACGAAAGCCCGATGCTGGCAAAAAAGCTAGGAGTGTCCGAAAGGGTAGCACGCCGCGATTAGTGTAAATGTCAACGTAGAACAGGAGGTAGGCTAATGTCTACTCAAGTAACTACGGCATTTGTGCAACAGTATTCTGCAAACGTGCAGATGCTATCACAGCAGATGGGTTCTCGTCTGCGTGATGCGGTGCGAATTGAGAATGTTGTTGGTAAAAATGCCTTCATAGACCAAATCGGAGTCGCAACTGCTGCCCTGCGTAGCAGCCGTCACGCCGATACACCACAAATGGACACACCTCATGCGAGGCGGCGTCTTTCCCTAGCGGATTATGAGTATGCAGATCTGATCGACGATCAGGACAAAGTGCGTATGCTTATTGATCCAACATCATCTTATGCACAGGCAGCAGCCGCTGCTATGGGTCGTGCGATGGACGATGTGATTATAACTGCCGCTACAGGCACAGCCTCTACTGGTGAGACTGGATCTGGCAGTGCAACACTGGATGCAACAGCCAACTCTGTTGGTTCATCCTCATCAAACGATGGCCTGACTATCGCCAAGCTCACAGAAGCAAAGCGTAAGATGGACCTCAATGATGTTGACCCATCAATCCCACGCTACATTGCTGTAGGGCCAAAGCAGATTGAAGATTTGCTTGGCACAACACAGGTTACTAGCTCGGATTTCAACACAGTCAAAGCTCTGGTACAGGGTGATGTGGATACCTTTATGGGCTTCCAGTTCATCATGACCAATAGGTTGTCTGTAGACAGCAACGACATCAGAACATGCTTTGCATGGGCTGAGGATGGTTTGACCCTTGGTGTCGGTAAAGACATTGCTGCACGCATTGATGAACGTGCTGACAAGGGATATGCAACCCAAGTTTACTATTGCATGAGCATCGGAGCGGTGCGCATGGAAGAGTCAAAGGTTGTTCAAATCTTCTGTGATGAAACCCCAGACTAAGAGAGGAGTAGAAAATGGCTAATGTAAATACGACTCTCGTATCCAACTTGCTAGCACTGCCCCAGGTGGCATCACCATCTAGGACTCTGCATGGCACTAAGCGGGTTGCAATGGGTACAATCGCACTGGCTGCTGGAGATCTTTCAGCAACAGACACAGTGATGCTTGCACCTATTCCTTCAAACGCAGGGATCGTGAGCATCAAACTTTTCAATGATGACCTCGACTCTGGCACAACCAACACTTGCGATGTTGGCATTTATTCAGAGAGTGACGGTACATTTACCGCGCTTGATGATGATGCTTACGCATCTGCAATCACTGACCTACGCGGTGCTGTAGGTGGTGTTGGTACTGATGTCACGTTTGAAGCGCGTAACATCAACCTGCTTGGTCAACGAATATGGGAAGATGCAGGGCAGTCATCAGATCCAGGTGGCTACCTTTTCATCGGCCTTTTGTTCGATGCGGCAGGTGATACGGCAGGTGATCTTTCATTCGTGATTGAGTACGTTGTCAACTAAACAACAGAGGGGGCGGCAACGCCCCTTCTTCTCTGGAGGGTGACATGCCATCGGTTGTGGATATTTGTAACGAGGCAATGGATTTGTTGGGTGCCGCCACTATCACTGCCCTCACAGAAAACTCTAAAGAAGCAAGATTGTGCAATCGCAGGTTTGAAACTGTAAGAGACTCAGTGTTGCGTGCGCATCCTTGGAACTGCGCGATCACAAGAGCAACGCTTGCACAAAACAGTGATGCGCCAGCTTTTGGCTTCAACTTTCAATATAACTTACCTTCAGATCCGTTTTGTCTGCGCGTGTTGTCGTTTTGGAATACAAACGTAGACAATGAGCTATCCGCATATGATAGCAACATCATGTTCAAGATTGAGGGGCGCAGGGTTCTAAGCAACGAAAGCACATGCAAGATTATCTATATATCTAGGGTCACTGACCCAGAACAGTTTGACAGTCTGCTTTCATCTACGATAGCGCATCGTCTGGCCTCTGAGACAGCCTATGCAATCACAGGCAGCAACAGCGTGGCACAAGCTATGGTTGCGCTGTATGACGCACGACTCAAAGAAGCGCGTAGCATGGATGCTATGGAAGGATTCCCAGACCAAATACGGGCAGATGAGTTTATAAATATAAGGTTCTAATATGGCGCGTGTATCAACGATTATAACAAACTTTCGCGCTGGAGAGTTTTCGCCAAGGCTTGAAGGCCGTATTGATCTTCAAAAATACAACGAGGCGGCAAAAGAACTTACCAACATGATAAGTTTTCCACAGGGTGGCATTACACGCCGCCCTGGTTCTTATTTTGCTGGCGCGTCAAAGGCTGGCGGCAAAGTGCGCCTTGTAAACTTTGAGTTTAGTGATGAGCAAGCATATGTTCTGGAGTTTGGTGAAAACTACATACGCTTTTTCAAAGACGAGGGCATACTTACTGAAACTGCCAAAAACATCACGGCTGTTACGCAGGCAAACCCAGCAGTCGTAACGTCAAGCTCTCACGGTTTTTCCAACGGTGACAAGGTGTTTATCACTGGCGTTGTTGGGATGACAGAGATCAACAACACAGAGTTTACCGTAGCTGGCGCAACAACAAATACCTTTGAGCTTTCTGGAATCAACAGCAGTGCGTTTACAGCTTACAGTTCCGCTGGCACAGTTGGAAAAATAGTAGAAGTTACAACTACTTACACAGAAGCGCAGGTGTTTGAGTTGAATCATGTGCAGTCTGCTGACGTTTTGTTTCTTGCGCACAAGGACCATGAGCCAGCAAAGCTAACTAGAACAACTGCAACCAGCTTTACATTATCTGACATTGATTTTATTGATGGCCCCTATGAGGATGAAAACTCTACGACTACAACCATAACATCAGATGCAAACACTGGCACAGTAACGCTCACTGCATCTGCCGACTTATTTGACGCATCAAAAGATGTTGGTTCTATATTCCGGTTCCGTGATGTTATTGAGGTTTCTCACCCAGCGTGGGCAACTGGTGACACATACTCACAAAACGACATCGTGCATCACAACGGCAATGTTTATAAGAAAACAGACGCAGGATCTAGCGAGTCAACTGGCGCACAAGCCCCCGTGCATCTGTCTGGTTCAGAGGTTTACGGTAATCACACATGGCAGTTTCAGCACAATGGCACTGGCTTTGTGAAAATTACCGCTGTGACTAACGCAACAACAGCAACGGCAGTAGTACAGAACAGCGGCACAAACAGTGTTATAGACAACCTTGTGCTGCCTAAAAACGCAACAGATGGCACGACTAGATGGTCAAGGGGCGCGTTCAGCATTAGAAACGGCTTTCCTCGCGCTGTGGCCTTCTATGAGCAGCGTTTGTACTACGCAGGTACCACAGCCCAGCCACAGACCATCTTTGGCTCTGTAAGCGCAGATTTTGAGAACCATACTCCTGGCACCACAGATGACGCAGCTATCAATGTAACGATTGCGTCAGATCAGGTGAATGTCATCAAGCATTTGTTACCTGCGCGTTTCTTGCAGATATTGACTACAAGCTCTGAGTTTACCTTGTCTGGTGGTGCTGGTAGTGAGCCTGTGACGCCCACCAACGTAAACGTGCTAAGAGAGACAACCTTTGGCACCTCAAATGTGCGTCCATTGCGTGCAGGAAACAGCACCATTCTTGTGCAAAAGGGTTCTGAGAAAGTCAAAGAGATTACCTTTGATCTTGATACAGACGGTTTGTTGGGAATTGATCTGACCGTTTTGGCAGACCATGTAGCGCGTGGCGGTCTTACAGATATGGTTTGGCAGCAAGAGCCAGAACTTATCCTATGGTTCGTGCATACCGATGGCACGCTTGTTGGCCTTACATACGACAGGGCAAACGGCGCGGTGGGATGGCATCAGCATGTCTTGGGCGGTGTAAGTGCAAACTGCACAATAACTGTAAGCGATTATGCAAACATAGCAATTGGCACAACACTTACATTTACTAAGAGTGATGGCACGACTGTTACATTTACATCAGAGGCTGCTGGTAGCTCAGACCCAGCGTCATCAACAGGTTTTCGCCCGAATACATCAAATAACGTAACAGCAGACAATATCTTTACCGCTATCAATGCGCATGATGATTTTGTAGTTGCAAATCCAAGTGCAGCAGTTGTTACTGTGCAGGAAAGCAGCCCAACGCCTGGCGGGTTGTTGTCATGTGTAAGCTCTGACACTACACGCCTTGCAACAACTAACGAGGCAGCACCGATAGTAGAGAGCATAACTGCAATACCAAGCGGTGCAGAAGATCAGGTATATCTGTCTGTAAAACGTATCATTAATACCAGCACTGTGCGCCACATTGTATATCTCAAGTCAGTTGATTTTGGCACGGCGGTAAGTGATGCCTTCTATGTGGACAATGGCCTCACATACAGCGGGTCAGCTACAACAACCATATCAGGTCTAAACCATTTGGAGGGAGAGGTTGTATCTATACTCGCAGACGGCGCAGCGCACGCTGTAAAGCAGGTGTCTGGCGGCAGTATAACCCTGGATGTAAGTACAACAAAGGCGCAGATTGGGTATGGTTATCAGTCGTTTGTTGAGACTTTGCGCATGGAAGCTGGCGCAGAGGACGGCATATCACAGGGCAAGATCAAAAGAATACATGGTGTTACAGCACGTTTTTTGAATAGTGTGGGCGCAGAGATTGGGCCAAGTCTTACCAGCCTAGATAGAATACCATTTAGAGATAGCAGTATGGCAATGGACGAGGCTGTGCCTATGTTTACTGGCGATAAAGAAATATCTTTTCCCTCTGGATACGACAATGATGCGCATGTAGTTGTGCGCCAGAACCAGCCATTACCTATGACAATCCTTGCAATCATGCGGAGGTCAAACACTTTTGATGCTTAGAGTGTGCAAGTTTTCAAGAGAGCATATAGATCATCTGAAGCTGATGTTTGAGTTTTCAGATGCTGGCAGGAAGGCATTGGTAGAACACAAAGATATGAACGGATATTCACTATTCGATCAAGATGAAGTAATAGGTATAGGTGGCATACACAATATATGGGATCATGTGGGTGAGGCATGGCTGCTGTTGGGCAAAGACGCTGTAACAAAACCCACATCTGTAGCAAGGCATACCGCGTATATGTTTGATTATTTGCAAGAAGAGTTTGATTACCAAAGAATACAGGCAAGTATTGCTGTAACTGATAAAACTGCGAAGCGTTTTGCTGAGTGGCTTGGCTTTCAAAATGAGGGTGTAATGAAGAAGTATGGGCCAGATGGCACAGATTATTACCGTTACGCAAGGGTGATTTAATGGTAGATCCAGTAACCGTTGCCGCAGTAGCCACAACCGCCAGCACTGTACTTGGATTTAAGGGAAACCAAGCGTCTGCAAGAGCCGCGAGGCAAACTGCTGAATACAATGCGCAGCTTGCAGAAAATGAGGCGGTTTTACTGAGAAGGTCAAAAGTGCAGCAAGAGGCAGGATTGCGTAGGCAGTCAGATTATTTTGCTAGCACACAAAGAGTTGCCATAGCTAAATCAGGAATTGAGGCCAGTGGTAGCCCCATGCTGGCTCTTGCAAACACCTATTTTAACACAGAAGAGGACGCCATGCGTATTCGATATGCTGGAGATATTGAAGCCATGAGCAAAGAGGCTGAAGCAGCAATGTCCAGGGCCACAGGCAGGGCAAGAGCAGCATCATTCCGCACGGCGGCATTTCAAAGTCTCTTGCAGGGAGCTTCTGGTGTGTCTGGGGCGTATCAGCAAGATAGTTTGCTTGGCCTACAAAAAGATTATTACAAACAAAGGTTGGACTGATGTGATGCCAAAGATTCCGCTTTACAATAGAACAGGGCAGCCAACTCAAGAGCTTGCGACAGGGAACCTAGGACCACGCGCATCAATAGATGCCTTTGCGTCACCAAGTCAGGCAGTGGCACGTCTCGGGCAAACTATTGGCAGGGCTGGTGCGCAATACTCAGATCAAATGAATGAGTTTGAATCTCAAAAAGCAAAGATACAGTTTGAGTTTGAAAAGGCAGAACAAGACGCTGAGACTGAAAAAGTCTTTGATGAGACATTGTTGGATTACAACCAAAAAAGCTCTGACCTTAGACGCGATAATTTAGACACGACAACTGGCGGGTTTCGCGCAGTGCATGATGAATTTAACACGAGGTTTCTGCAAGACATTGATGCGCGAACAGATTTAGCGGAACGTCAGAAAAGAACAATTAAAAGTAAATTGATGCCTACCCTTATAAGTGAAATGGGCAAGGGCGAAAAAGAAGCGTATGGGCGTGGCCGTGTCGTCAGGGGTCAAACAAAGGACCAGTCCATACAAAACAAAATTGAAAATGCAACTCAATATGGCCCAAACCACCCAGAACGAAAACGCCTTACAGCGGAAATTGAGCAGGACATACTGCGTGCAGAAAGAGACAATTTAAAAATTAGATTTTCTGTTAACTCAGTAAAAACTGCGTTTGAATTAAAGGATTATCAAACAAGGATAATTGCATCGCAAACATCTGAAGATGTTGATAATATTCTTGAAGATATAAACAAATCTAAAACTCTTGGTTATCAGTCTAGGAATTCTTTGACAAGCCTAAGCAAAACAAGAAAGGCAGAGATAAGAGGTGATGCAGAGGAGTCGATTTTAGGTGGCATACAAAGATTAGATGTTTCGTTTGAGGATCAAGATAAGTTACAAGCCGCAGCAAGAAGCGGCGGTGTTTTCATTGGTGTGGACGACACTGGTTCTGAAGTCGTTCTTGATTTTAGCGTCCTTGATGAAGGCCAAAGACAGAATGCTGAGTTTACAACAATACCAAAGTATTTCAGGGACATAGAAGATAGCATATCACAAGACCTGGTAAGCACTGCCTTAGATAATTTTGACGTTTCTGAGGAGCAGGGTATAGATGAGTTTGCTATTTATTATTCTGACGAAGCAAGGGCGTTGCATAATAAGACAGATACAGAGCTAGCAGAGATTGGAGTTGAGACTGCAAAGCAGATTGTAAATGATGTATCAAACAACATTACCAGTGGAGACTTTGATGCTGGTGTTGCGGCTTCTAGGCTACAAGCTATGGAAAAACTTTTGTCTACAGAGTTTGGTGGCAACAAGCCATTTATTGAAAATGTAGCCCTTAAAAATGATGCACAAAACGTCATGTCTAACATAGCAAGCGCAAGAAAGTCTTTGGCAACCGCTGCAAAGAAACAAAACAAAATTATCAATGCAGAGCAAGCGTTTGTAAGAGGCACTGTTGATCTTGAGTCTCAAGCATTAGATCTTTCCGAAACAGAAAAGCAGCAAGCAATCACGAATGTTTTAGCAAGACAGCCAGACATACAGGCGCAGCTTCAGTTGTTGCAAGAAAATGGTGTATCCTCAGAACAGTTTAGTAAAATACTTGTAAGGGGGATTAGTCGTCTTTCAGATGTAAATAAAACAGAGTTGGACGATGACGACAGGCAAGCAATATCTTTGTTTGAAAACATGCAAGTAAGGCCAGGGATGTTAAACAATCATCTTAAGGGTGATGACCTTAGACGCTGGAAAAGTTTTGGTATTTTGAGCGACATCTATGGGTTTGAAGGCGCGTTGCAGCAAATGAAAACACAGCGTGACGAGATAGATGTAAACATCAGAATGGCTGATATAGAAAATCAACTTGATATTAGCATAGATAAGGTTACAGATGAGCCGTGGTACAAATTTGACCTAGACCCCCCACAAAATGTTGGAGACATGCTTCTAGGCATAAAAAACCTAACACGAGAATATATACGAATGAACATTCCGTCTGATGACGCGCTGGAGCAAGCTGCCGCAGATTACTTTGAAAGCCATCAGTTGGTGCGAAATATCATGATTCCTAAAGCAGACTTTCCAAAAGGTTTGCGCAAAAATGTGATGGATAACATTTCAGAAATAGCTGACATAGTTGTTGATGATTTTGTAAGGCTAAATCCTGCTTTGATGGAGGATAGCGATTTAGACCCAGAGGACATTGGGATTAGACCAATATCAAACACCATAGATAAGTTTTATTTAGTCAGGGATGGTGGTTTTTTGTTGCAAAATGAAAATGGAGAATACGTTTCTTACACAGTCGCAGAGCTAGCAAAGGCACAAGTTGCTGCGACTAAAAGAAAGAAAGCTCAGGCACTAAAAGATCTGAATGAGGCTTTGAAAGGGAATATTCCAGTTGATGATGCGGAACAAATGCAACAAGCAATGCAAGATGCGGCAAAGTTTATACCAATTGCGCCGATGTAAATAGGAAAATTTTATTATATGGCTGAAGAACAAGATTTACTGAGACCGTTTGCAACGGAACCTATAGGCACTCGTGAGTTGCGACAAGTGCGCGAAGCGGCTGTTGAGAGAGCGAAAGAGGTTGCTGAAGAAGAAAGGCCGCAAGCGTCTTTCAGTGAGTTCATTGGGTCGAGTGTAGAAGAGGATTGGATGCACTCATACATTATGGCCAACAAGCCAGAGTTTGAAGTGGATCTGAAATATCTTGAAGAGGGCTTGAGCCAAGATCTTTACAATGAGCTTACAGCTGACATCCCAGAAAACTACCACGACTTTTTAGAAGAAACTGTGAGCGAGACACACGCAAGAAGTATGCGTGAAAGGGTCTTGGAATCGGTAGAGAATGAAAAGAAAATGCAATCTTGGGGGTGGTCTGGGGTTGCTTTGAGGGTGGGTGTCAACATGCTTGATCCAGCAGCTATAGGTATTAGCGCGTTAGGTGGTGCGGCTGCGCCCTTGGTATGGGGCAACAAAATGTCAAGGATTGGGCGTATTGTGCGCGGTGCCGTTGGTGGCGCGACAACCAACGCAGCTATAGAGGGTTACATAGCTAGTGAGAGCGTCACTAGGGATGAGTATGATGTTTTGTATGCTGGGGTTGGTGGTTTGTTGTTAGGTGGCGGTGTAGGTGCTATATCGCGTTCTGTAGGCAACGAGAAAGAGCTTACAAAAGCAATGGAAAACTTGCTTGCTGAGACTGAGAACGCACAAAAGATAGAGATACAGGCAAACGCAAAAAGAGATTTGTTAGATGATAAAAGCGTTGGTGCAGCAGAAAACCCATACTTTCCACCAGTCTTAGAAAGAAATCTTAGAAAGAACACACCAGAAACCGCTGAAGAGTTTGGCGAGTTGCAAAAATCTGAGTCTTTGTTTGGACTAAACCTTAGAATAGACATGGGTAACTTTTTAATGCAGTCGGACAATCCCATAATAAACGGTTTGGGAAGAAGACTGGCTGAAGATGCGGTTGGTGTGCGCGGTGATAATGTTATTGAATCAACCGCCGATCTGCTCAAGACAAATGCTTTTAAGGGAAAACTTGCACGGTTCTATCAAACCTACGGCGTTGAATACAAAGCGTGGGCAAAAGAAAACAATATAGGGTTTTTTCGTAGATCACAGTCTAAACAAAGGACATCCTTTGGAGAGCAGGTAGCTGATGCGATTGAAAATCCAAACGGCATACATTCACCAGCCGTAAAGCGGATGGCACAAAGAAACGCAGAGTTGTACCGCGATATTCTACGAGAGGCCAAAGAGGCTGGCGTAACAGGCTTTGAAAACATCCCAGAAAATTTAACGTATTTTACGCATAGATGGAACAAGTTTAAGTTTGATGATATGCGTATAAAAATAGGAGATAACGGTATTGAGTCTTTGCTCAGACAGGGCTTGCTTAATGGCACTACAGACTTAACAGAAGAAGCTGCCGCGCAAATTGCCAAGTCTATGAACATAAAAATTAAGAGTGATCTAGCTGGCATAGACTCTGGTTTCTCTCGCTTGTTTACCGCTGATAGCAGAGATACTTTGAAGCAAATTATGAAAGAGGAAAGATTTGGCAAGGAAGAGGGTGGAGAGTTTCGCGCATTCACGGATGAAGAGTTGGATAGCTTGCTTGGTCTGTTTGAGCAAAAACAAACTGGTGTACCGTCAAGGGCAAAATATAGATTAAAATTTGACATGGAAACAAGGTATCAGGCCGTCAATAGGGAAACTGGCGTACTTGAAGAGTTTTCTATTAAAGACTTACAAGAGCGTGATGCAGAGCAAGTATTTACCTTGTATGCAAATGAAATGTCTGGGCGCATTGCCCTCGCTAAAAAAGGCATCAAGTCAGAGAGCGATTTTGAGTCTTTGATAAATCAAGCAAAAGATTATGCTGTAAATGAAGGGGTAGGAAAGGTTAGGCAGAAAAACAGAAAGCGCATTCAAAAAGAGGAGGAAGTTGCAAGAACAATCTACAACATGATTTTAGGAAGGCGTCCCCCTAATTCTGGTGATCCAAATGCTGCTTATATGAAAATATCAAGGCTTGTGCAGGATTTTAATTTTATAAGGTTGATGAACCAAGTCGGCTTTGCGCAATTTGCGGAGCTTGGAAACGCAGTGCAAGTTGGTGGCGTACGAGGTTTGATAAGAGTGGTCCCAGAATTTGGAGCTATGATTAAACGCGCCAAGAACGGAGAGCTTACAGACCCTGTGTTGCGCGATATTGAAGCGTTTTATGGCACTGGCGCAGAACGAATGACCAATCAAATGATCCATAGAATAGACCAGCTTGAGACAAATTCTCCTTATGGCAGAGGAATATTAGACGGTGCGCAACGAGGCGTGGATAGGGCAAAGAGAATTACTGCTGACATATCAGGTATGGCTCCAATTACGCTTGGTTTAGAACGAGGCACATCTCGTATTGTCATGCAAACTCTGGCAGACATGGTGTTTTCTAACAAAAGCCTAAGTCTTAAAAGGATGAGAAGCCTTGGTTTGGGCGATGATGAAGCAAAGTTAGTTTTTAAATATTTTAAAAAACACGCAAAACTAGAAGATTCATATCTGTTCAAAACAAAAAAACTTAGAGAAATAAATTTAGAAGAATGGGGCAAAACAGCAGAGGGCGCACAAGCCAGAGACATATTGGGGATAGCAGTTGCAAGGTGGACAAGAAGAGCAGTGCAACAAAATGATGTTGGTAATTTAAGCCTGTTTATGACTAAAGAGTATGGAAAGTTGCTTGTGCAGTTTAGGACATTTATGGTTGTGTCTCACGCCAAACAGCTTCTTCATAATCTAAAAATGAATGATATTAGAGGGTATCAGGCAATGATGTATTCGTCATTGACCGCTGGTTTAGCATATACTGCACAGCAACAGATACAAATGATTGGCCTTAGTGAAAAAGAAAAAAGAAAACGTATAGAAGAGAGGCTTGCGCCTGTAGAAATAGCAAAGGCTATGTTTGCAAGATCAAGCTATGCGGCTTTTGTTCCTGGTGCTGTAGACACGGTTTACGGATTTTACTCTCCAGACCCTGTATTTTCTTATAGGAGCAGTGGTTTAGACAGCAATTTAATTACTGGAAACCCAACCTATCAAGCCTTATTTGGGGCTGCTGGTTTACAAAACGCAATCCCAGCCATAACAAGGGCTGGACTCAACCCTGATATTCAAATGACAAAAGGGCGTGCTAGGTCTTTGGCGACCATATTGCCATACTCAAATGCCATTGGCATACAAAACGCAATCAAGATAGCAACAGAAGATTTGCCAGAGAAAAGTCGTCCTAACTAGGATATTTGGTTATACAGTGATATGATGCGGTGCAAGGAGTAAAAAATGACAGTTAGCAGCACAACCAAAAGGAATAGCTATACAGGGGATGGCTCTACTACCACCTTTGCTTACTCCTTTAAGATATTTGATGACGACGATATCACTGTCATCCTGCGCACCACAGCGACTGGCACAGAGTCTGTGCAAAGCAAAACAACGCACTACAGCGTAACGGGTGTTGGCAGTGCAAGTGGTGGTAATGTGGTGTTTGGCAGTGCGCCATCATCAGCGCAAACAGTGGTGCTGCTACGCCAGACTGCGCAGACACAGGCCACAGATTATACTCCAAATGATCCGTTCCCTGCCGCTTCACATGAGGACGCGCTTGATAAGCTAACGCTTATGACACAAGATCAGCAGGACGAGCTTGATCGCTCAATCAAACTATCTCGCACAAACACCATGACATCGACTGAGTTTACAGTCACGGCAACAAACCGCGCCAACAAGATATTTGCTTTTGACAGCAGCGGAGAGTTGGCTGTAACGCAAGAGATTGGCACATTCACGGGTAATTTTGCTGCAAGCACAGCATACAACGTGCGTGATCTAATTAAGGATACTAGCACAAACAATATCTTCATCGTCAACGAGGCACACACAAGCTCTGGCTCAGAGCCGCTAACAACCAATGCCAATAGTGCTAAGTATGATTTGATTGTAGATGCTGCATCTGCTACGACAAGCGCGTCAGCAGCGGCGTCTTCAGCTACAGCAGCGGCTGCGTCAGCCACATCAGCGGCCTCTAGCGCGTCAACTGCAACAACTCAGGCATCAAATGCAAGTTCTAGTGCCTCAACAGCTAGCACTCAGGCTTCAAATGCGTCATCATCTGCTACCGCTGCGGCGGCTTCTGCGGCAACCGCTGCGGCTGTTTCTGGTGGCAGTATTGTTGCAGATACCACTCCCCAGTTAGGTGGCGACCTTGATGTAGTAACGCATGATATAATTAGCACCAGCAATAGAGATATTGATCTAGCCCCAAACGGCACTGGCAAGGTAGTTGTCAAAGGCAACGATAATCCTGGCACAATCGTATTCAACTGTGAAAGCAACAGTCACGGTCAAACTGTAAAATCTCAACCACACAGTGCGTCAGTAACCAACGTCCTTACACTGCCACCAGGCGGAGACCAAGAGATTGTAGGTGCAAGTGCTACCCAAACACTCACAAACAAAACTATTGATGCTAGTCAGCTTTCTGGCACAGTTGCTAATGCACGCCTTGATGCACAACTGCAAGATGTGGCGGGGCTTGCGGTAACTGACAGTGGTTTTATCGTGGGCAACGGTTCTAATTTTGTTTTGGAATCTGGTGCTACTGCCAGGACATCTTTAGGGCTGGCTATAGGATCTGATGTACAAGCCTTTGATGCTGACATTGTTGCCAAGGACACCAACAACACTTTTACAGCAGCGCAGCGTGGCAGCACTGATACTGACACGAGCAACACTGGGTCTGTAACTTTAGATTTTAACACAAATCAAAACTTCGTATTGACGTTTACTGGCAACGTCACGCTGGCTAACCCCTCGACTGAGGCAGTGGGTCAATCAGGCTTCATCGTTTGTATTCAGGACGGTACAGGCTCACGCACTTTGTCGCTTGGTACTGACTACGAAACTGCTGGTGGGTCTGGTATAACGCTATCAACAGCAGCCAGTTCAACTGACATTATACCATATATCGTTGTCGCATCTAATCGCATCTTGTTAGGTGCACCACAGTTGGCGTTTAGCTAATGAGTATCGTCGGCTCACCACAATGGATGTATAATCCATCAACGTCATTCTATCCGCACGAGATAAGTCAAAGCTGTAGATTTGAGGATGGTGACAGCCCATACTTAACTAAATCAGTCACTCACAACAGAAAAACTTTTACAATCTCTTTTTGGGCTAAACGGGGAAATATAAAAAGAGTTTTTGCTTATGGCGTTTATATCAGCGGGAATGAAGTTGCCGTTATAGAATTTGATGATTCAAATCACAATTTATCTTTCTATGACTATTCAAGTGGTTATAGAATGAGACTTACAACAAACGCTGTTTTGCGAGATACAACGGCATGGTATCATACCGTTTTTGCTGTAGACACAACTCAATCCACTGCGTCAGATCGAGTAAAAATTTATATCAATGGCTCTCAAGTAACAAGTTTCTTGCACAGTACCTATCCCAGTCAAAGCCTTGACTTGTTGTTTGGGGCAGGAAACACAACCCGGATTGGCACCGAGGGGACAAACAACAGAGAACATTTCGATGGTTATTTAGCTGAATTTCACTTGATTGATGGTTTGCAACTAACTCCTAGCTCTTTTGGTCAATTTAAATCTGGAATTTGGACACCCGCTGACACTAGCGGATTAACATATGGCTCTGGTGGTGTGCGGCTTCAGTTTCAAGACAGCAGCGCACTTGGTGACGATACCAGTGGTAACGGGAATGACTTTACCGCCAGTGGCTTAGGTGCGGATGATCAAGTCATAGACTCACCGACCAACAATTTTTCTGTTTTGAAGATTGCTGGCACACCCGCTGAATCAGGTGCAGTTTTATCGCAAGGAAATTTAAAATGCGAATCAACAGCAGGAACTTCTGCCCGAAATATGGAAAGGTCATTTACTTCTACGCTTTTACTGAAGGCAGGTTTTAAGTGGTATGTAGAACACTATGTAACAGACACTGATTTTACCTTTGGTCTTAGTCCAGAACAATCTGGGAAAATTCAACACGACAGCAACAACAGCAGGTATTGTGTGGTTTACAACACTGGTGGGGCTGTTATGAATTTTCAAAGTTTTACTGGCGTATTTGGAAACGATGATAATTCAGTTGTTGTGTCCACAGGTGATGTAGTTGGGATGCTTGTTGATATGACAGTTACCCCACCAAAAGTAACTTGGAGTTTGAATGGTCAGTGGGGCAATGGCAGTGCAGCTAATCAGTCAAATCCTACAAGTTTTATAACTTTATCATCTGATTTTACTAGCACTGACACAGACCATCCCGGTGATCTTGTTGTTTGGGTAGGTTCTATTGCTGGCGGACAAGCAACCTCATCAATACTTAATTTTGGGCAAGACAGCACATTTGCTGGTTCAATAAGTGCGGGTAATAACACGGATGCGAACTCACGGGGTGACTTCAAGTACGCTGTACCGTCAGATGCCCTCGCACTTTGTACAGCTAATTTGCCAGACCCCGGAATTGACCCCGCAGGAGGAGAGTCTCCAACGGACTACTTCGATACTATTTTGTATACAGGCGATGGTTCGTCCTCACGAGAAATAGACGGATTATCATTTCAACCTGATTGGATATGGTTCAAGCAGAGGAGTGGTAGTGCTGACAATCATCGTCTGCATGATGTTGTTAGAGGAAACACAAAGCATTTAAGTTCAGACGAGGGCTATGCAGAAGGTACAGAGAGCAACACCCTACTAAGTTTCGATAATGATGGATTTACCATCGGTAATGCTGGGCAGATAAACGAAAACAGTCAAACATTTGTTGCTTGGAACTGGAAAGCTGGAGGCTCTGCATCAAGTAATTCAAATGGAAGTATTACATCATCTGTGTCTGTAAGTCAGGAATCTGGGTTTAGTGTTGTAGGATATACTGGCACTGGCTCGAATGGAACTGTCGGTCATGGGCTTGGTGTTGTACCACAATTAATTATAATTAAATGTCGTACTTTAGACAGCACTGATTGGGTGGTTTACCATGAAGACATAGGAAATGCTAAAGCATTGCATCTTAACAGTAATGGAACTGGTACTTCTGGTTCTGGATTTTTTAATAATACTTCTCCAACATCTACTGTGTTTAGCATTTCAACAGATAATCGTGTTAATCAAAGTGCTAGTGACACCTACATTGCGTATTGTTTTGCAAATGTAGATGGCTATCAAAAGATAGGTAGTTTTAAAGGCAACGGTAATGATGATGGGCCTCTTATAAATGTAGGGTTTAGACCTGCTTGGGTTATGGTGAAGCGCACTGACAGCACAAATAACTGGTTTATTTTTGATAGTGTTAGAGCACCGTCTAACCGAAATGACGCTGCATTTGCTTTTCTCAGAGCAAACCTATCAAATGCAGAAGCAAGTAATGTAAAATTTGAATTTAATAGCACTGCCTTCAAACCACGAGATGCCAGTGCTGGATTTAATGCTGATGGCGGCACTTACGTCTATTTAGCTTTTGCAGAACAACCGTTTAAATTTGCCAACGCACGATAGGAGTGAATGATGGCATGGAAATACAACAACAAAACAATCAATGCTGGGAAAAGTTGGCAGACCAGCGATGGGATCACGCATCCCTCGAACTGGATGATCTGGTCAGACGATGATAAAAAAGCAGCGGGTCTAACTTGGGTTGATGATGTTGTTGCTCCGCATGACAGCAGATTTTATTGGGGCCGTAATGTGGATGGTAGCCTTATTCCAAAATCTTTAACTGACATCAATCACACCTGGACACAAAAAGAGATTGATGCGGGTGTTGCGCCAGGTGGTACATCTGCGGGTGCGGCAAAACTAGATTTGGATGGCAAACAGATTGTAACTCCCGGCCTCAAGACAGAAGCTATAGCACTAGCCAAGCAACAGGCGGCAGGACGCCTTCAGCCATACGATTGGTACGTGGTGCGTAAGGCAGAAACGGATGTAGCAATACCCTCTACAATAACAACATACAGAGCCGCTGTTCGCACTGCGTGTGCGGCAATAGAAACAAAGATCACCAACGTCGCTGATTTAGCAGCCTTCATTGCTTTGTACGATGTGCCAGTAAAAGATGGCAAGCCAACGGGCAATGCACCTATAGCTGATTGGCCTGAAGATCTTTAAAATGGATGACACATGCGTTTTTATTGTTTGTTTTTGTGGGCATTGGTGAGGACAAACGCCTTAAAAGTAATGATATGTATTTTCGCTCTGTCGATGACTGCGTGTACTTTGCACAACAACTGCACAAGCAAGGAAACACAATCACAGCTTATTGTTTGCCAGTCTTGGTAACTGAAGAAACAAAGGTGTACTGATGGATCCAGTTACCGTTATGGCTACTGCCACTGCCGCTTTCAACGCCGTTAAAAAAGGCATACAGATAGGGCGTGATATAGAAAGCATGGCATCTGATCTTGGCAGATGGATGGGCGCACTCAGCGACCTAGACATGTTGGAAAAAGAAGCCAAGAATCCCCCAATATTTAAAAAGCTCTTTGCTGGAAAATCGGTTGAGCAAGAGGCTATGGAGACGTTCGCCGCCAAGCGAAACGCAGAACAGCAACGAACCGACCTCAAAAACTTCATAGGCATGATGTACGGCAAGTCCAAATGGGATGAGCTTATTGCTATGGAGGGCAAGATCAGAAAACAACGGCAAGAAACTTTGTATATTCAAAGGCAACGCAGACGTAAGTTTGTAGAAATTGTTGCTTGGATTGTAATGGGACTGATTGGCTGCGCTGTATTGGTTACGTTTGTGATGCTGCTGAAGGCGCACACCGCTAGGGCAGAGCCAGAGCATGTTGTTTGTCGCTTGGTAGGTTGTGAAAAGATTGAAGATCAGAGGTGGTGTGTGTACCGTGGTGCGTACAATATTCAAGAAACCATTAACTTTCGGCTAGATGAATGGTTCCCGCGTGAATTTTTGTGTGATTTTGTGAGGGATGCGCCGCGCCCACCATCAATGCGTGAAACCATGAAAGCGATTAGGGAGAGCCAGAAATGACAGTAGAAGATGTTGCAAGAAAGATGCTTGAGCTTAAAATACTGCCGCGTTTTTGTATCTTAGTAATGACAGGTGTTTACATCCGCTGCATAGAATGGGCATTGTCACAGCCTGATCTTACCACACAACAAGCTAGTCTTATAAGTGTCGTGACTGGTGCAATGACAGGCAGCCTAGCAGTCTGGCTAAACTCGGAGAGGCACTAATGTTACAGGCTTTATTGGGTCCAATATCTTCATTGGCAGGTACTTGGCTTGAAGGCAAGGTTGAAACAAAGAAAGCTGAAGCTGCATCGAAAGTCGCAAAGGCAAAGGCTGAAGCGACTATTATGGAAAAGAAGGCCACGGGTGAGATTGATTGGGATCTGACTATGGCTGAGGGCAGCAAGCATAGCTGGAAAGACGAGTGGCTTACGATTTTGTTCTCTGTGCCTCTTGTGTTAGCCTTTTGTGGAGAGTGGGGACGCAACATTGTATCTGAGGGGTTTACTGCTTTGAACGCTATGCCAGACTACTACAGATACACTCTTGGCATAATTGTAAGTGCCAGCTTTGGTACGAGGGCAGCGACAAAGTTTTTTGGAGGCAAAAAGTAATGGCTAGAAAGTTTCCAAAGGTGCCAAAGACAAAGGGCGGTGTGCCACGAAAGTATGTACGCGGTGCCAAGAATCCATCGGCAAGAGAAGCAGAGATCAAACGCACAAAAAAACTTTACAAACAGGGCAAGCTCACCAAAGCTATGATGGACAGGATTAGCAGGCAGAGGAGTCGCGGATGAGTAAAGCAGCAGTCATAGCCAAATACTCCAAGTCATCAGGCATATCAAAGTCAACGCTCAGTAAAGTGTATTCCAGAGGATTAGGAGCTTACTATTCTCAGGGCAGTAGACCGCGTGTTTCTGCGCATCAGTGGGCGGCTGGGCGCGTTCGTTCGTTTGCCACGGGCAAGGGTGGCGCACGCAAGGCAGATGCAGATTTACTGCGTAAGAAAAAGGCGAAAAAGAAATGATGAAGAAAACTGCAAAGGCAAAGGTCAAGAAGGTTGCCAAGAAGTTACGCGGTGCATCCAAGGCACACGCAGGACAAGCAAAGATGCTTGAAAGTTTGTTGAAGAAGAACGGCAAAAGGAGAAGGTAATGCCAGGTACAAAATACTCTCCAAAGCAAAAGAAACTTGCAAGGGTAGCCGCACCACGCGACAAGATTACTGCTGCTGACTTTGCAAAACTACGCAAGGGCAAGCGTAAAAAGAAAGCGCGTGCATGAGACTGTCACAAAACTTTACACTGCGTGAGCTTACCAAAAGCCAAACAGCAGAGCGTAAGGGTATCCCTAATGAGCCAGATCAAGACACGATAGATAATATTATTGATCTGTGTGACAAGATTTTGCAACCAGTGCGTGATGAGTTTGGCCCTGTAACAGTTACGTCTGGATACCGTTGCCCAGAGTTGTGTGTTGTGATTGGTAGCTCAATGAAGTCTCAGCATACAAAAGGTGAGGCTGCTGACTTTGAGGTAGCTGGTGTGTCAAACATGGTTGTTGCCAAATGGATTGCAGACAACTTAGAGTTCGATCAACTTATACTTGAATGTTATACTGGCGGTAACACGGGATGGATTCATTGCAGCTACGCTCCCGATCCACGCAAAGAAGTTCTTACTTACGACAGAGAGAACGGATACAGACACGGTTTGATTGATGGTAGCTAAAAGATTTCAAAATCCAAAAGGTGGCTTGAATCAGAAGGGCAGAGACTTTTTCAAGAGAACCACGGGCGCAAACTTGAAACGCCCGATAAAGTCTGGTGACAATCCACGCAGGGCTAGCTTTCTAGCACGCATGGGTAACATGAGGGGACCAGAGAGAAAGAATGGCAAACCAACGCGCTTACTACTGTCACTCCGCGCATGGGGTGCAAGCAGCAAGGCTGACGCAAGGAAGAAGGCGGCAGCAATCTCCAAACGAAACAAAGCCAAGAAAGGAAAAGCATAATGCCTGGACACTATGGGAAAGCCAAAGGCGGCATGGGAATGAAGAAGAAATCTGCCAAGATGAAGAAGCAAGCAGCGACAGCTATTGCTATGAAAAAGGCAGGGAAGAAGCCTAAGAAGCGCAAGTAATTAGGTCTTTATTTCAAATCTTCAATCAACTGACGCATCTCTTTACGAGAGTACCCAGTGTCGGTTGGCATGCCTTCTATATAATACCTCATGACAGTGTTGTGTGTGTTTGGACGCCACGCTGCAAATGATATGTGCAAAACTTTTTTGCCGCGCCAGACTCTGCAATACTTTTTGCATATAGAAAGTCCGTATATCTTAAACCCCGCTGGTCGCAAATATTTTTTATAACGAAACACCTCCTTGCCAAACAAACTGACAATACCATCACCAATCTCTTTCCAAGGATTAGGCCAGTTATTGGGTATGTTTAAGTGATCTCTCTTTACAAAATTTGCCTGTGAAAGCATATAGCTTGTGCCAAGCTCTTTGTTCTTTTGATCCATTGCCTGTTGCAACTTCACACTAATATTTATATTTTTTGTCGGTTCCATTTTGATCCTTCCTTTGTTTTATCTGTATAGAATTTCACCGCCAGCAGCTAAATACTGAGCCAGACATTCAATAACGTATGGCTCTGTAAGATAACCGCCGCTTATCTCACCATTGAGTGGGATAATGTGTTTTGCTTTGTGCGGCTCGAACCCGTGTTCTTTTAGTATTCTGTATGGCCCCCAGCCATCTAATATCAAAGCAGCATAGTAATCATATGCTAGTATCCGCGCTTCCTTGAGACTGCGCGACTCTTGTAGCGAAACAATTTTTTCCGTAGCCATAACACAAAAGATCTCCCTCTCCGTTTATCACCCACGTTCCAGTCATCAGTCCATGTGTTTCTCCGCAAAGATCACATGTGACTGTCTGACCAGAAGGTGCGTGTAGTCTTTTTGTTTTAGTTTTTTTCGGCACTGAGCAGCCTGTCTATCTCTGTTTTGGGTACATAATACATACCGCCCAGTTTCTTTGCCTCTATATCGCCCCTTTGGATAAGCTCACGCACCCTTTGTACCTTTGGGCGGGTATCACTACCAAAAATCTCTAAAGCCACCTCTCTGGGGCTTAAAAGGCGATTAGAAGGGGATGTCATCGTCAATTTCTCCCTTGTCTGCGTGCTTCATCTGCACGACTTGCCCAACAGGTTTCAGTGCTGGCTGTGAAATATCATCAGCAATATTGTCATCTGCTTGGTACTCAATGACCTCTTGGAAGCGCACGGCTCTTGTGCCATCGTCATTCTCAAACAGTTGCACATCATACATCTTGTCCGGTGAGAATGTTACCGTGCCAGGTTGTGCTGGTTTGCCGATGTGCGGCCTGAATTTAGAGTTGCTATGTGTAGCTGAACCATTGCCGTTGTAGGTAAACAGTTTCACTGTCATAACTGGTAGCCATCTTCTAGCCATTTGCTTTCTCCTTTAACTTTTCTCTTGTTTCGACAAACAGTGTCTTGAAATCGTTGTAAGCATCAATGTCTTTTTCTTTGATGCTTTGCATCGTTGCTTTTGTAAAAGGCTTGTTCATAAAGACCTCAAGATCTTTCAAGGTGTACTGATCTAAGGTTGCCTCGTTGTGTGCAAGCCACTCTGCTTCTTCTTTGCTTAGTGGTTTCTTTTGAGTTGGCACCAAATCAGGCTTTGAGTTTTTGAAATCATCAGCCTCTTCTTCTGAATAAACAAACCCAGACGCACCTATCAGCTTGAGTATCACACGATCTTTGGCACGCTTCTCTGCCATAGCGTATGGGTAGCTGTTAGTTGTGTTGGATGGCGCAGACTCGCCTATTGACCAGGCTGTTTTATCACCTAACTTGCCAGTCACACAGATAACAGCGACCTTTGCTTGGGAGTTGGCTTCCACTATTGTTGGCTCGCTAAACAAAATGTTTGTGTGATCTGCTATGCGTTCTAAGGCTTTGTGTAAGATCACGGGCGTGCCGTGGCAGTTCCACACTGCACCTTCATCCATCTTGTCAGACATACCCACCTCCGCAAGCAGCTCGCATAGGTTGTCTGGTAAAGCCTTGCCTTGCCTGTTATTTGTCATCCTCATTGTCTTTCTCCAGTAAACGCTTTTCCAAATCGTTACATTTGTAAGTCACAAGTTCTAGATCTCTTGTCACTTGCTGCAAACGGTTAAACAAGTCATCCATACGCAGATCCCTTTCGTTCAAAAGCTCATCTACGATTTTGCTAATCTCATTCTTGTCCATTGTAAAACTCCTTGTGCCACATAACCATCTGCCCGCGTCCTGATGCGCCCTTACGTTTTGTGCCATCTACAATAATGATGCCCTTTTCTTTTAGGGCTTTGAAACGTGGCGTGATTGAGTTATAGCGGTGATGCGGAAGGGCATCGCAGACCTGATCTGCTATTGCACCTTCTGCACGAAACGCCCAGATAGCATCAGCTACAATAGACTCCATAGCCGTTGCATCAATTTGTTCTGCCGCATCGTGGCTGGTGCTTGGGTCATCCCTGCGCACTAATTTGTATGCTTCAGTCATCTTTGATCCTTTTTGCTTTGATACCCTTTGCGCTGACAAATTTGTTTCCGTGGTTTTTTTGCGATAAGTGGTGTTGTTTGACACGTTTCTCAGCAACAACCAACGCATGATCTTCGTTCATCGCACGCACTTGCTGGTAAGTTTTTCTGTACGTCACATCCAAAACCACTGCAAAAGTCTGATAGTATGCATATCCGGGAGGGTGTTTTGTTTTAGTACCCATCGTTGCAGAAATATCTTCATCTTCATTATTTGACATTTAGAAACTCCATAGATTTTTAGCTACGTCTACGATAGATGGCCCATGACGCCTTGCTATTTCATTAAAATCTGGCTGGACCAAACCAGCTAAATCGTGCCAGTTTCCGTTTGCCGCCTTGAGTAAGTTCTGTGATATCAGCCAACTGCGCACAACTTCTTGATACGCACGTTCTAGGTTTTGCTCTGAAAGCTGTTCACAGTTTTCTGCTGTTGCTATGTGATAGCCAGCCGCTGACACATACAGCAAGGCTGGCGGCTCACCACTGGCTTTCCAATACACAGACTGTTGTTGAGTCTGTAGCCATGTTGGGGTGATTTCTGGCTTTGGTACGCGCCAGGTTCTTGTGCCATCTTTTTTGATTGGGTTGCGTAGCGGTGGCTTACACTTCAAATCTACTTGAAGGCCAGCACCAAAGAAATCACGATACAACAAGATTGGTACGTCAATTTTTTGCTCTTCATGCCATTCCTGCTTGTTGCCGCGCACTCTGTTTGCCTGTTGAAAAAACTTTTGTAATGCGTTCACCGCAAATAAAATCATGTCAGGTATGTATTCTTGAAAAGCCTCAAACTCTTCCCTGTCTTTACCATCATCCCAGTCGCGCGGTCTGTAATCTCTATACTTGGTCATGGCCTCTTGTGTGGCTGTAAGCAGGTCTTGCCCATCAATAATCACTCTTGATGTGCCATACTCGACACAGATGCCGCACCAAGGTCTAGCTGCCATTGGCAAGGACACGCCCAGATGTCGGCAATACAGCTTAAGTACATACTCCCACTGCTCCTGAGTTGCTCCAGATGCACTGTCGTGCTTTGCGCCAAAAAACTTTCTATACTCTGGTATCTGTGGCATATCCTGTCTCTCTCTGTGTATAGTCAACATACATAACCATACTTGTTGTCAGGCTGTCAACACTGTGATACAAGAAAATATGACCTTGGAAGAATATTTAGAAAAAAATAAGATGAGCCAAGCCAAGCTGGCGCGGCGTGCTGGTATGTCTAGGGCAGCTATCAACCGGCTGTTATCAGGCAGTAGGCGTCCAAGCCCACAAACTATGGGCAAGATATTTGTGGCTACCGATGGAGATGTTGCACCCAATGATTTTTTCAGAAACGAAATGCAAGACTTGTGACGGCTCCGGTTGGGTGCGTAGGCGTTGTTGGTTTGAGGCTGATGAGGTTGTGCAAGACCACTGTGATGAATGTCATGGCTTGGGCAAGGTGAAGTCATACAATATTCAGGCTGGTGACGGTAGGTTTGCACGGCTCCAGGCCGCAGATATGTGTGTTGCTTGCAAAACCTTCCTTGATGGCAGGATACAATGTCCAACGTGCAAAATGGTTTACGGTAGTCATGGATAACTTAATTATTGAAAAAGCAACAGAGAGAGACTTGTTGTATGTCGATAGTTTGCAACGAAAAAATGCTGAAGAATTAGCCTTTTATCCAAGGCAGGTTTTTGAGAGAGAGATTCAAAATTCAAGAATAATTTTAGCGCGAGTCAATGGTGAACCAGCAGGGTACATTTACTATGGGGCATTGGGCCATACTTGCAAGATCCACCAAGCATGTATTCAGTACGATCTGCGAGGTCAGCTTTATGGCGCGGAGATTGTTCGTTATTTGTTAAAGTTGGCAGACCTATACAATGTTCTTGCGGTTACCTTGCGATGCGGCTCCGATATAGCGGCAAATGATTTCTGGATGGCTATGGGTTTTTACTGTGAAGCTGTGACTCAGGGTGGAGTACGCAGGATGCGCGACATAAATTGTTGGCGTTATGATTTGCAACAGCCGTTATTCAAGGTTGAGGACGCCCCAAGCAGAAAGAAAAAAAATTCTTCATTGTGGGCAAGGCGTGGGAATGTTTCCTCTTCAAGTTTTGCTAGAGGCAAACAAATTAAAGCCTACAGGAAATTAATTGTTGGTTATGAGCAAGAAAAGTAGAGATAAAGGTTCTGCTTTTGAGCGGTGGTGTGTCAACGAGATCAAAGACCACCTCGGCTATGCAAACGTGCGCCGCAACCTCTCTCAATATCAGACAAAGGGTGGCTGCGATATCTACATTCCACAATGGTCAGTAGAGTGTAAACGCTACGCTAGTGGCCCTGTAGGCGGTGCTGATGCGTGGTGGCAACAAGCTGTAGACTCAGCAGGGGATCTAATGCCGGTGCTAATCTATAAATACGATAGGCAGGATGTGTCGTGCCGCCTCTTTCTCTCTCATGTAAACCCAGAATTTACTGCCACAGATGCCACTGTTATCGTTTCTCTTCAAACATGGTTTTACATTGTTAGAGAAAAAATTGATGCAACAGGCTAGACTGTCAACAAAATCTATGATATTTGAAACATTGTTTACAAACACAAAGTGTAGACACTTGCTAGCAAAGTGTAGTGATGGCAACGTAGCATTTTATTATTTTTAAATAAAAAAAGTGTCTACATTGTAAGTGTAGACATTGTGTTGTAACATTGTGTTTTCATATTCCTCCCAAGAGAAAACTAAGAGAGGCTCACGCCTCTCTCTTTTTGTTATCGCCTCTCGTATTTAAACCCCTCCCAGTTTTCCATAGCTTCTATTGCAGGCTCTGCTTCTGACATTCCCGCTTCGCCTTCCTGTAAAATGAGATCAAAAGCTCCAACATGTTTAGCTGGAACATAAACTGTCCATGAACAATCTTTGTTTTCAACAATTCTTACCATTACTCTGACCCCTTCTCTGCTACCCTTCTCTCTGTTAAAAGCAGCTCAACAGGTTTTGGCACCGATCTTTTTCCAGTTTCGTAGTACCATATAGCCTGTTGACTAACTCCAATATGATTAGCCATAGCCACCATTGTTAAGCCCAATCGCTTTCTTTCTGCTTTGAACTCTTCTGCTGTCATGCTACCCTCTCTGTTATGGCTGGTTTTGTTGATCCTTCACCAGTCATTGGGTCGCGCCAGATGCCCCTGACGCGGCCCTTTCTCGTTCATTTAACGCAATCAACAATGTCATAGTTGTGACACAAGTCCTCTTCTAACTCACTTCCAGGCATCCACATTGCTTGAGTAGAGTTTGGCTTGTCATCATCCCAGCCAATAATTGCGTATTCGTAATCAGTGCGCACACTTGTTGCTATGTTTTCTTTTTGTGTAGATGACACAAAGCCATTGGGTTGAGTTTTGTATGAGACTGTGCGTTCAATCCTGTAATCAACAACCTTGATATTTTGCCAGCCTAAGCTAGTAGGGAAGTGTTGCCTCTCATTCATGCGGTAAACTGTTCCAATAATCATTGTTCGATCCTTTCTTAACATGCCATTGCTGGCGTTTTGAGGCCCACTGACGGCACCTAGCCGCCAATGGGTAGGGTTGTACTAGGCAAAGGTATCTATTGCCCATTTAAAGACTTGCCATAGCCATGCCTCGCTGCCCATGAGTCCCCATATCACAAGGCCCATGATTAGAACGAATAGCGCATTGTTGAATATTTCTAGCCTGTCCATCATTAGCCCCTACGAGTGCGCTTCGTGAATGTAGAACTTGCGTTTGCCTGTCAGCATTTGACCAACAGCGTAAGCAGCATCGCGCATTGCCATTTCGCCCCTGCCGCTGATGTTTTCTGACATATCAACACCCGCCAGCTTTAACGCGCTTGCCATTGCGCTTGATGCTTTGCAGTAACCATAGCCGCCAGCACTACCATAACCACTGCCATGCTGCTCACCACTGCCAAGCCATGCAAGGCAATAAACCTTGCTAGTGCCGCAATAGAACCGGAAACGCGCCACGCAACCATGTTCAGGATGTATAACAGCCATTTCTTTGTAAAAATTTTTTTGCACTTTATCGCGCACATTGCCGATATTATCAGATGATGAAAGGCAAGCGTTTGTAGCTTTCAAACCTCCAAAAAATGATGATTTTTTGTGAATAAACATTGTTGATCCTTTCTAAGATTTTTTAGATTGCAGATATGTAATGGAAGATAGCCCCTCACCATTCGCATAAATCCACTTTGCAGCGCTGTGACTAGCGGCGCGGATGTAAGCACCATTATTGGTGCCACGATAGTAAACCCAAAACATGGGCTGGTTACGATATACATATTCATATGACATTGTTTGATCCTTTCTTGATGTTGCTATTCGGTTGACACAACCCAGTTGTTCTGGAAATGGTCAATCCAATCGTTCAAAAACTCAGGAAGCATGATTAACCCACCATTCTTGTTAAAATTAGAATCTTGATAAAAATCTTCCAAGTTCAGACTTGCGGCTTCGTTTTGTGCCATAAGCAAAAAAACCGAACCGTGCGCGACAACTTTATAATCTGCAGTTTTTGTATTCATTGTTTTGATCCTTCATAAAATATTGAACATATAACCCCTATAACCATTGGTTACTATACTGTCAACCCCAAATGTGATATTTTTTACATTGTGTCAAACAATGCAGCACATTGTACCAGTGAGCTGGGCAATGATAATGCTTGGTTTGTTGTTGTAAAATGCTTGTGAGATTCCAAAACATCACGACACAGTGAGACATTGTTCGCGCGGCATTGTAGCATTGCGCACATCAACAATGCGATATGTGTTGCAGCACCACGGGGGGCTGTTATTTTTGCCGTGCGGCCCAGACAACGCGA